AATTGGAGAACTGGAAAAAAGAGATCCTACACTCTTGAAGCCACTAACTTCCGTGACATATCCTAGAGATATACCTATCTCAATGGGTGGCGGCTTTGTTGAAAGAGTTAGTGCTTACAGTGTTGGTTACGCTGATGTTGGTGGTGGTGAAAGTGGATTAGGCCGCGGTCAAACAACCGAAATTCCAGCGATTCAAGTGAACACTAATAAGGACTACTGGGACGTATTTACGTTTTTAAGAAAAGTCCATGTGCCTCTTGTAGACCAAGCTTTGCTTAGCACAGCTGGCAGAAGCCTTGATGCAATGATGACCGATGGACTACACTTATCTTATGACAAAACTGTAGATGAAAATGTTTACATAGGCTTTGCAGGCTTAGGCACTACAGGTCTTGTAAATAATCCTTATGTCGTTACTTCTTTATTGCCAGCAGGAGCAAGTGGCTCTACTCTCTGGGCAAATAAAACGCAAGATGAAATTCTTGATGATGTTAATTCTATAATCAGAGAAACATGGGCTAATAGTGAGTATGATTTACAAGGCATGGCTAATCATATTCTACTTCCGCCAGAAGATTATAATTTGTTAGTTTCAAGAAGAGTTGGTGATGCTGGGCAAGTGTCACTATTAACATTCCTGCTTGAAAACAACATCGGGCGAAACCAAGGTGTAGACCTTGCAATATTTCCAAGTCGCTGGTGCATTGGTGCAGGAACAGGTGGAACAGACCGTATGGTTGCTTATGCGAATAACCGAAATACGCTAGAAATTGATGTAACGGTTCCACTACACAGAACAATAACACAGCCAAGTGCAGAAAGACACGCTTATATATCGGCTTATGCGGCACAATTCTCAGAAGTTAAAATTAAGCGTTTCCAACCAGTTGCTTATTTTGACGGAATATAGGAGGTATAAAAATGATTACTATTATTTCAAAAAAAGCATTTAATTTTTGTGTGCGTGACAAAAATAATGTTATTTTAGAATCGAAAATTGTAAGACCAGGCATTATTACACAGCTCCCAGCAGGGTACATGGATAACGAACTCTTTCAGCTTGCAGTTAAAGAAAAAAGTATTACATTTGTTGATTCGTCTAAAAATGTACTCGGAGGCACGGGAACAAATTCAGGTGCAGAAGATAAAGCCAAAAAAGAAGCTGAGGCAAAGGCAGAAGCTGAGGCAAAGGCAAAGGCAGAAGCTGAGGTTAGAGGTCAAGCTTTAATTGATGCAATTTCAGAAACTGAAGGAGCATTCCTTATTCCTGAAGAGATTGCAACTCTGGAACGTCCGCAGCTCTTAGAGTATGCTAATCGCATTGGCTTAACTGACTTTAATGCAAATATTGGTGTGCCTAACTTAACAAAACGCATTAATGATTTTATTGCAAAGGCAAAGGCAGAAGCCGAGGCAAATAGGGTTGAAGAGTAATGCGTAACCGCAATGTTATACCGCGTGTTATAGGGCTGCTATCGCATGGGAGCATTGGTAGAAACCCAACATATACAATTAATGACTTCTATGCTCAATATCCACAGTTTTTTGAGCCAGAAGATCCTGTAAATCCGAGTGCTGTCCCTACCCCACTAGTTCCTATGGAAATTATGCAGGCGTATATTGATTTAGCAAATGATAGTATTAGTTATAGTTTATATGGTAATAGCCTGTGGAAAATTTGCATGGGCTTATTTATTGCCCATTTTCTAACACTTTATTTGCAAACTTCAGACGACCCATTATCAGGCGGCACAACGGGACTTATTTCTTCTAAGTCTGTTGATAGTGTTTCTGTTAGTTATGATAATAGTGCTATAACTTCGGATATGAAGGGCTTTGGGATGTTTAAAGCTACTTCGTATGGTGAACAGCTTGTTACTTTTGCAAAAATGTTAAGTGTAGGCGGACTATATGTGAGGTGATTTTATTGTTTGATATTACGGCAAGTGTTTCTAGCAATGATGGTTTTAAAGCTATTGAAGCCGCATTAAAAGAGCTTGAAAGTACGCAAGTTTTAGTGGGAATTCCAGAAGATGAAAGCATGAGGCAGGACGGACAAATATCAAATGCAGCTCTCATGTATATTCATACGAATGGAAGCCCGATGCAAGGCATTCCTGCCCGTCCAGTAATTGAACCAGCTCTTGAAGATAGCAAGGAGCAACATGGTAAGCTTATGGGTGAGGCAGTAAAGGCAGCCATGAATGGAAACGTAACTCTGATGCATGAATATTTAGAAAAAGCAGGACTTGCAGGGCAAAGTGCCGCTAAAAATTGGTTTACAAACCCTAATAACGGATTTGCACCGCTAAATCCTGAAACAGCAAAACGCAAAGAGAAAAAAGGTGCAACTATTGAACGTCCGCTTATTGATACTGGTGCATTAATGAATGCCATAACCTATGTTATGAGGAAAAAACAATGATTGATGTTAGTAAATTAATGGGAGATCCTGCTTTTTCAACGCATTATACTGTTGTTCGCTCCATCGCAAAATGGGTAAATGGTAGGCTTGTAAAAGACAGTACTCAAATACTAAAATATTATGGGCCAGTGCAGCCTGCTACCAATAAAGAGCTTGAGCAACTACCAGAGGGTGATAGGCAAAGAGGTGTTATGAAATTTTTTATAAAGCCGCCTAAAACATTTTATGTAACAAACGAAAACGGCGATGAAACTGCTTTTTCTGATGAAATAAACTACAAGGGTAGCCGATACAAAATTTTTGCGGTTAAAGACTGGTCGCCAAATGGCTATGTTCGAGCATTTGCGTATAGTTATGGGAGTGTTGATAATGATGGAGATGCAGAAGCCAATACATGATATTGAAGAAATGTTTAGAATTATTGTATGTAATATTTTTGGTATAGATTCTACGAATAGCGGTGATAGAATCCGATTTGCTTGGGGATCTAATATAGACCAAGCTTCTCAGTCTGCTCCTAATCTCTACACAACTAAAGATATTTGCATTATTCAAATAACGCCCATAGACGATAACTATAACAGGCAACGAGATTTAAGATTTATACTTGAAGATGGCGAAGAAGATATGACAGCCATTGACGAGCACACAGATGTTCACAATGTGTTATTCATAAACTATGGCAATAACGCTTATGATTGTGCCCGAAAATTAAGAAACGGCTTGTACACAGATAGTACACGCCGTTTCTTGCGTCTTAATAAGTTTGCAATGATTACAAGCGTGCCAGCAATTCGCCGTGTTCCAGAGCTTGTTAACGCAAATTGGATCAACAGGGTTGATGTTTTGGCTACTTTTAATCAGTTTGTCAGGCTTACATCAAAAATTGGAACGATTGACCAAATCGGCATCACAACAATTCCGGGAACTTGGCCAGATGGCTCTGAAGATAATGCAGGTCAAAGAATAGGAGTGAATATTATGCAAGAAAATGGAAATATAATAAAACTTAAAAAAATTAGAGAGGAGTGAAAGCATGTCTACATTACCACTTGACGATATTGTGAAAATTATAGTCAATTTAAGTCCACGATCTTCTGTACGAAGAGGCTTTAATTTGGCTTTATTAGTTGGCAAATCCGAGGTTATAAGCCCTTCTGAGCGAGTTAGAATATATTCAAATTCTGATGCAATGATTGAAGATGGGTTTTTAACAACAGATCCTGAATACATTGGTGCAAGGCTTATGTTTTCTCAAAATCCCGCCCCTAGCCGTGTTGCAATTGGCAGACATGTTATAATTACCAGCGAAGGCGAGTTTGATATAGCAAATACAGCATCTGAAACAGCAGGCAATTTTGTTGTTTCATGGGAACATGTGCCAAGTGATGGGAATTCATTCGTATATTATACGCCTTTTGACTTGTCGGCTCTGCCACAATATCAAGATGTTTTAGAGCCACCATGGCTACCTATAATATCAGGGCAAGAAATAACACCAGTATCAGGGGCTGACTATATAGTTGTTGCAGAGATAAACGCAAGTAATGAACTGCAAAACATTGGTGTCGCAATTTTAGGCGGAGGAAGTATATCACAAGGGTTGCCTTTGATAGAATCTGCCGCAGATGCAGTTAGGATTTGCAGAAATACAAACCCTGAATGGTATGCTGTATCTTATCTAGGGGCAACACCAGATGAAATAATGAGTATCGCAGAATATGTTGAGGCAGTTAGCCCTCATACAGTACAATTCTATACAACAAATGAGCCGCTAATTTTAGCAAATGATACAGATAGCATATTTCACAGACTAAGATCTAAAAACTTTATGCGAACGCTTGGGCAATATTCGGCAACATCTTATGCCGTTTGTGGCATTTTAGGCTATGCCATGGGGGCAAATACCCGAATGTCAAGAAGTGCTTATACCTTGATGCATAAACGAGTTATAGGCTTAACACCTGACAATTTAACAGCCACACAAATTATATTCTTAAAAAATCAAAATGGTAATTATTATATTAGCCGTGGATTTGATGGCGATTATTCAATGTTTGAGCAAGGAACAATGGCCGATGGTGTTTGGTTTGATGAAATTATCAACCTTGATATGCTTGTAAATGATATGCAGCTGGCTATTTTAGATTTACTTGTTAGCCGTCCAAAAATACCTGGAACAGAAAGCGGCATGAATGATATTAAGCTCTCCATGAATCCAAGTCTTGAGCGTATGAGACTAATCGGATTTATTGCTCCAGGCAGATGGAATGGGCCATCAATATACACAGAGCCAGAATATGCTCCTCTAATCACAGGTGATATGCTAAGCGAAGGCTATATGATATTATCAGAACCTATCGACTTGCAATCCCAAGCAGACAGAGATGCTCGTCTTGCACCGCCTATCTATGTGGCGATTAAGCTTGCAGGAGCTATCCACACTGTGCTTGTGCAAATAGATGTTAATAGATAGGAGGATAAGATATGCATAGTACTTATGGTATTAAGGATTTAAACGTTGTCATAACACATCCTGCTCTTGGGCAGCTAACGCTTAACGGGGCAGCTCTTGACAATATCACATTTGCATTTGCAGAAGAAGGCTTTGTGCAAGATTGGGCAGCAGATGGTTCTACTATGACCTCAAAACAAGAAGCTAATCACGGTACAGTCGCTATAACTGTGCTTCAAACTAGCGAGGCACATAAATGGCTTACAAGGGCTTACAACTATGTTAATGGTGCACGATTAAGCGAGAGTGCAAAGTTTGCACTATTGGCAACAGGTAGCGACATGCAAGTTACGCATGAGGGTAAAAACATGGCAATTCAAAAAAGAGCCGATAAGCCTTATCAGGCACAGGGGCAAAAGATTACATGGACGCTTCTTGCAGGAACACTCATAGAAAGGTAGATTAAATTATGTTAGAACGAATTAAAACAATTGAGATTGACAACCGCAAATTTCAACTACTAAAAATGGATGCAAGAACAAGTCTTAAAGTTGTTAGATTATTGACAGCTAAGGTTTTGCCTATGATAGATACTATTTTACCCATGCTTATAGATGTTCTAAATAATGGTATCGAACAAGGTGACATTAATACTGATACCTTTATAAGTGCCATTTCATTTGGAAAAATAGCTTTAGCACTTGATTTAATTGATGATAGTGACTTAGATAAGCTTATTAATTTTGGACTTAGCCATTGTTGCGAAGTTCTCCAAGCAGGAGCAGTACAGGTATTAAACCAAAATGGAACTTATGGTGTTCAAAATGTGGAAGATGATTTAATGCTTACTTTACGATTAAGCATTGAATCCATTGCTTGGAGTATCATGGATTTTTTCGACGGAAACCGCTGGACTTCGATGTTCGCGGGAATAGCTATGCCCAAGCTGAATACGCCAATTTTGAGGAGCTTTATGGCGGAGGGCTCCTCTTCCAGCCAGTAATTGCTGGTCATTGGAAGCAGCATGAAACATGGGATGGCACTTATACCTTAGATGATTTGTTAGACATAACTGAAGTTATGCAGGTGCAATCAGAAAACGAAAGAAGAGCTCAAGAGCAAGCAGAGATTGATGAAGAAATGAGGCGACGAGCTAATGGCTAATGCTAGATTTTTAAATGAATATTTAGTTGCTCTTGGGCTAAAAGACAATATGTCGCCTCAGCTCACACGAACTCTTCGCAGAAGTGAGGCTAGCATTAAGAAGTTTGCTGGCGGTGTTACTAAAGCAGGCCTTGGAATATCTGCAATATTATTAGCTGCTAATGGCGGTATTGCACGATTTGTTACTGGGCTTGTTAATACTGACGATAGAGTTAAAAGGCTTGCAAATGACATGGGCAAAACTCACGAAGAAGCAAAAAGGCTTGACTTTGCCCTAAGAGCAATGAATCGAAGCCTTGAAGAAATTGAAGGAAGCGAAGAGCTGACACGCCAATTTGAGAAAATCAAAAAAGATGCTGAAAGCATAGCTATTCCTGACATGTCTAAAGGACTTACACAGGTTCGAGCGATACAAAGTGAGTTTGCAAGCCTTAGAAACACTATGAGCCATGGCATACAGTGGGTTGGGCATCATTTGCTAAAATATTTATACAATCCTATGAATAAATTGCGTGATGTTTTTGCTAATATCAATACTCGCATCATTGAGGGTATGCCCGAATGGAGTAGACGAATTGCAAGCGTTATGGCATCTGTTGTTAGGATGACAGCAGCGATAATTCGAGTAGCGAACAATATATTCAGAGCAATAAAGCGTATTTTTGACATGATACCAACAGAGATTAAGATATTAACTGGCATTTTAGCAGGATTAGCTGCTTTTATTCGTGCTGGGCCACTTGGAAAACTTATGATGGTTTTTACCATCTTGATGCTTCTTGTAGAGGACTTTTTTACTTATTTAGATGGTGGACAATCTGCACTTGGTGGTCTATGGCGATTTCTTATAGACTTATGGGACACGTTAAATAAAGGTGGTGGCTTTATTGAAAAGCTCAAAACTATCTTTTTATCAGCGTTGCAGTCAATAAGGCAAATGATTTTACGTGTTGTTGATGTTATCCGTGGTTTTTGGGATCAACTAAGAAACAGTAATGTTATAGATAACTTCCGTAATGCTTTTCAAAAAGCAGGAGATGCAATTAAGAGTATTTTTGAAATGCTAGGAGTTATTGTTAATATTTTATTTGGTACATTTTTAGATGGTGCAGAAGGTATGACACCGTTTTTTGTTTGGCTAATATCAGATGCTTTGCCAAAAACAATAGGACT